GTATGACTTGGAATATATGAATGATATTATTGACTTACGCGATTGGTTTGAATACAATTCGTGTTTCCACGGTTTTACGTTTTCAGAATCAGGCGACATTGTGCGACCTCGCTTCTACTCGTAAAAGTTAGACATATTTGTTCCATTCTTCTTATTCTTATATAAAAATTGATGCGTTCTCCTGAAATCTATATAACAGAGAGAAACCACGAAGTATCACTTCGTAACCCAACAAGCAAACGAACCAAACTTCAAATCCGCAAAAATGCAATCTTCCGTTTTCACTTATGTTACCAAGGATTACAGACGTAATGGTTCAACAAGTGTCAAGGTGATTATATTCGAAAAAATAGACGTCGACAAGGTCTTTGTGAAGGCGTCCAGTCCCGGAAACGGGAAAGGGAAGGGGATAGATATAGTTATGTCTTACGACGAACTTATGAAGCATAAGTATTTGAAGGCGTATTATGAGTTGTCGCTCAAAGCAATTGGAAAACCCTGTCTGGATTCCCAATACGGAGTCTTGGGTCCGAAAAATTCAGATGCGATAGATGCGATGTATATTGTTGAAGATATTTTGACAAAGGAAAAGGTGGCAATTAAAGGCGAAAGTTATCACACGAATTACAGTTGTAACTCTCCTCAGTATTACGAAGATTTGAGTGAAGATGACGAAGATTTGAGCGACGAAGAAGAGAAGGATGTCGCGGATACGGAGGTAGCGACGGATGCCGAACTCGCCAAGTTTAACACAGCATACGATGCGAAGTTTGACGAATCCGACTTTGACGAGAGAATCGCGATCTACACGGAACTTGTGAATAAATTGTAAGATTAGATAATAACCTCAAGTTATATGGTACTATTTGTTATATATTTTATTTTTTGCTAAAAACTGATTTGATATATCTTTATTTTCTTCACAACAATGGAACTTTCCGTATTCACTTACATCGCCAAGTATTTCAAAAACGACGAACCCTTGTATTTCAAAGAGATCATATTTGTAAAGTGTGGCAAAAAGGTATATATTGAGATTACATGTGGCGTAGATATGAATGATGTAGCAGACGGATTAGATATGGGCATAATGGATATCGTTATGCCTTATAGTGTACTTATGAAACATAAGTACTTAAAGGCGTATTATGACTTATCGATCAAAGCGAACCAAAAATGCGGTGAATGTGATACGATCTATATTATAGAGGATAGTTTGACAAACGCAAAGGAAGCAAAAATAGGCAAGTGTTGTCAAGTGTTTAAGCTTAATAAAATGAAAAATATTAGGGTTGCTCATGAACCCAATATCACTGAGTTTATCACAAACTACAATTTGAAATATGGGTTTGAGGAAGCCGACTTTGACGAGAATATCGCGACATATCACGAACATTATGAGTTGATAAAATGAATCTTGACTTTACTTAAGTAATAAATTATGTAATTCTCTTTAGGGTGGTATTTATTTCTTTTTTGTTTCAATATTATAAAGATAGACTTAAAGACATAAATGAAGGTCAGATAAACTGGATAGCATTATCTAAAAACCCTTCAATATTTACAATTAATTAAGAATATAAATCCACTTAAATATATTTAAGAATAAATATGTCATAATTTGCTGCTTGTATAATAAAAAATGACTAACGTGATTAATAAATAATATCACGCGCAAACCACATTTGTACGTCTTGCGCAAAAACAAGACACCTTTATCAACCCTTTCAAGACCTACCAAAGACCTACCAAGCCCCTCCAAAGACCTACCAAAAGACTTTCACAATGTTCTCAAACATCGTTTCAGTTTCCAACAACGCTACGACCAACGTTTCCGACAACGCGAATTCGTATAATGGATACGAAGAGGTCGTAAATGACGACCCTAGCGATGAGTTTACCGAGTATCCTGCCGGTTCGTTGAAATTTTCAGCGTATCATTATCATAGCAACAGAAACCCTTTCTATGTCTTGTTTATTAAGAATGGTTCATTGATTTATATTGAGATGATGAATGAGTATACGCGTAGGCACAAGATCGTCGAAGATATTGTGATGCCATTTGATGTGATGCTGAAGAACGATGACCTTAAAAAGTTGTATGACTTGTCTGTTATGATGGTGAATACAGACGACGCGATCTATTATGATCGAATCGGTGTTACGACAAAGCGACTGATACAAACATACGATACGGATAGCGAAGACTATAGTAGCGACGAATACGAAGAAGACAGTAACGTAAACGAAGAAGAAAGAGCGAAAGCAAGAGCCGAAGCAAAGGCAAAGGCAAAAGCTGAAAAACCAAAACCCGTCGTAAGACATTGGTGTATCAGTTGCGATACAGTATGGAAATATCTAAGAGTGTCTAAGTCGGAGCAATTAAACTGCTATTTCAATATGAACCCATTCACATACGAGTATAATATGGATTCAGAGGAAAACATAAGTGGTTTTATGAGGAGTTTTGACGCTTTCATAAAATATAATAATGTCCCACCTGCGATCGAGGCAATTATTGTTGCAAATCACGAGTATTCTCTTCGCTTGGTGCGCTAATTTCATTGTATATTTGTTTAAGAGCATATAATTCTCCGTAATATAATGTTTTAGCAAATAGTTTCTGCTCATCTCTATATTCTTTATAATGTTCTAATATAGCAACATTATTATATATAATTTTCCATACATTAAATTCGTATACCATACACATATCTAATTTACACATATCTAATTTATCTAATTCTGCTTCCATTGTTGTTGATTTATTTTCTCTAATCATTTTTATATATTGTTCTCCTAATAAACCAGGTCCTGAAGGATATAAATTATTAAACCCATAATATTTATTTTTAACATTTTCACTAATTTTATTTATACATCGTAATAATAATTTGTTTTTTGGTTTAGCAACTATAAGTGCGTTATAAAATCCTGACGCTTTTTCATCTTTCCAAAAACCAGGTCTATCTAATACTAAATGTTCTTTTTCTGTCAACGCAATAAATTTAAAATTATTAATACAGTTTAATTTAATATCCGCGTAAATACCACCTTTAATATATAAAATACATAATCTCCATAAATCAGCTTTATAAGCACCTGGTTTTAATGTATCATATGCAATTAATATATCTTCAGGAAAGTTTTTTTTTATAAATTCTCTACAATCATTATCATCAAACAATTCTATATTAAATTCTGGATTAACTTTTATCATTCTATCTACATTCTCTTGCATTTTTGGAGGTAAATCTTTTGTACCCCATGTTAAATATATATTTAGTGGAATCACCGAATTATAAGAATCCTTCAATTCAAAATTACTAGATTTAATAGTTCTTAATCTATCATATAAAGCGATTTCTTCGTTACCATTTTCTTCGTTACCAATTTCTTTATATTCTTTTTGTTGGTATTTATTGTAATAGAAAAAGATTATCAACAACCCTATAAATATAAAAAACACAAGATAATATTCTAGATCTTCAAGCATCGTATATAAAAATAGTAATATTATATATTATATATTACATCCACGAGAATTATATTAGGTGTCTCTCAGATAATCGTAGAGGCGCGTTGTTTAAAAGTAATTGTAATGGAGGATTTACAATCGGTAGATCTGATTTATTTGGTTTTATACAGTAATCATAAATTTCATCAGGTGGTTTTTTAGGGTCATATTCGTTTCCTCTTAGTGTAGTTCCATATACCTCTTCTAACTCAGGTTCATACTTGCTATTCGCACATCCTAGTTTATTATTGTCGCTATTGCTAAGATTATCTTTGTGTATATCTACATTTTCTATGTTATATGTATAATTCTTCATCGTATCATTGTTCGTAATTGTTTTTTTATTCGGTTGCTGTGAAGTTTGCGGTTGCCGATATTGCGGTTGCAAATACTGAGGTGGTTGTTGGTTGTAAAAGTATATAAATACCAACAATCCTATAAATATAAAAAACAGAAGAAGATAATATCCTTCGTTCGTCATACCTTCTTTCTTCATAATTCTTTTACTATAATACTAATATAATATATATAATATATTATGTAAATCTTCGATCAATCATCTTCGATGAACATCGCCTTCTTTTTAGTACCTTCTTCGTCTACTGTGTCATCATTCGCGTTCACATTGTCATTCTCGCTCTCTATCTTCACATTGTCTATATAAAACGACACCTTGTATTTATTGGTTGTATAAAACTTTAATCGCGCAGCGCCCTTTCGTTTAAAGATCGAAAAGTCGTCCAGTATATCAATACATAGCGGCGTATATTTTCGCTTCTCTGGAACTTCACGTAGAATTCGCCCGATGGATTGCTGGATGTCTGATATTGGACTCGCGAATATAATTGTATTTAAGGAGGGGACATTAAACCCCTCAGAAGCAAGCTGATATGTAGCGAGGATAATTTGCTTTTCAGAGGATATCGCCAGATCCGCTTGTTTCATTCCACCCACATAAAATCCATAGTCCCCGTCTACGATTTTCTGCTCTACAATGCGGTTCTCAATGTCTTTCAGTTGGTTTCGACGTTCGCTTAATATAAGCACACGCCTATCTGGTTCCTTGCTCAAAATATCTTTTAATAGCGATATCATAAAGTCAGTGCGTGGTTGAAACGAACAGACGTTGTTAATCATTCCCGCTCCATTCTCTTTGCCATTCCACATAAGTTTCACAGTAGAATAATCCACATGCGTTTCAAAGTATTTATGAACCTGAACATTTACATCACAGTATTCTTTATTTTTAAGGGTATATACGGATTTACCGATATAACTCTCAAATACCTTGCGCATCCCATCCTTGCGATTCAGAGTCGCTGACAACCCAAGAATGATAGGATTGTTCAGTTTTCGGAATGCTTTACAAAATACTTGAGCGCCTGTATGATGAACCTCGTCAATAATTACAAACCCGATGTCATCAAAGATATCGTCGTCATAATCTCGCATCGCCAGCGATTGTAGAGACGCGATGATAAAATCCTTGCCGACGACATCAACTTTCTTCTGTTTAATTATACCAACCTTCGCGTCGGGGGCGAACTGTGCGACGGTTTCTATAAATTGCTGGTTCAAGAAATCTTTATGGCTTATAAATATAGTTTTCTTTTTTAAGCAACATGCGATATAGAGACTCATTATGGTTTTGCCAAAACCACACGGAACCGATATAATACCGCCCATTTTTAGAGGATCTCTCGCAGCTTTTAAAAAGTTGCGTATTGGTTCTTCCTGTGCTTCGCGAAGAGACCCAATAAAATTAATATGAATATCAGCGCCACTCGTTAATTTACATAGCGTAGGTGCGCCGTATTTTTGCAAACCGTAATATCTAGGGATATAGATTCTTTTTTCATTTTCGCTATACACTTGAAACGTCAAATCTTCGGCGGACGCATTGCCCTTGCCGTTCCCAATATCAAAATTCACTTTCGGAGTCATCGTCAAATCCTTCCTTATATGCTCAAGTTCTTTATCGGTCAAAGCGGACTTCAAGATTCCATAACCATTATTGGATAATATCGAATACATATCGAACTTGCTATACTCAAAAATAAAATATACATATCATTTTTTTATATGGATTATAATAATAGATAAGGATGGTTATTAATTCATTTAGAGGGTTGGCTGTAATAATATTGGCTTTGATAATTATGATCAAAGATATTCCCTTTAAAAAACTATTTAAAGACGCTATGATTCAATTTTATCTAGCTGTAGCGTGTATGCTTGTCCTGCTACTTGTGGATAATATACTCGGGTTCATATTGTCTATCTGTGTATTAACACTCTATTTTAGAATATATACGAGCGAGCTCAAGAGTAAAAGCGCAGGGGGGAATACAAGCGATTCTAGTGATCATAAACACAACAACGGTTGCGATGATGATAAATGCGAGATGAATATGGAGCACCTTGCTATTGAAAAAATGAAGATACCGACGAATACCGCTACGGATGGCAGTGTCCCATATATAACCGAAGAGAACCTATTGGCGGCACAATCAAATATTGTGAATCCTGCCGAATATAATAGGGAACAGCATAGCGATAATCTATATGGTTCACAAGGACTAGATACAAAACACTTGCATATACGTGGGTATGATACAGCGACACAGTTTTTAGGATCTCTTTCTTATGATATCATTTGATAGAAATAAAATATAGATTACTAATAAGAAAGATTATTTAAAAATAATGTATGAAGACTTTGTCTCTAATACAGAGAATGACCAAATTGTAGAAAAAATATTTACGATATTGGGATATTCTATTCTTACGCTCGTAGTATATGGTACGTTACTATGGGCGTATTATAATACCGATAGAAACCAGTATTTATTTATATCCGCTTTATCGCTATTTGTGCTATTTTATGCGATCATTATTATCGCCGTCGTAGTCATCAATAAAAACAATTATGACGCGCTATCTTACGCGTTATTATTTGGTATTACAGTCTTTGTTATATTCTCTACGTTCTTCATATGTGTCTTTTTCATTCTTAAAAACTTTAATTTAATATCGTCACCTAATTATGCGACAACTCAACCGAGTTTAAGAATGAACCAAGATTTTATGGCGAACCCTGAATACAGAAGAGGGATAGGTGTGGGAAGTTAAGTAAATAAATTATATATATTCAAAAAACGACAATACGTAAATGATAGTGAATAGTGATATTGATTTAATATAGATATCAAAACTAGTCAAACTATCCTGTAAATTATCGGGCAACTTCTCATATACCGTGTTGATAATACCTGAATGATAGATGATCACCGCCAATATAACCAATATTAAACTTTTTTTTGCGACTTCCGCATCCATATAAGACACTAGCCCATCATATTTATTAGCGTGCTGATACGGATGTGACGGTTGATATGGATATGGATGCGACGATTGATAAGACTGTGATGGATTGGGAGGCATCTGTGGATGCGGAGGATGTGACATAGGCGGTTTTGCTTGCTTTGACATTAGTTCGTCTTGGAATTCATTTAGGACATCTTGAACTACAGGGTCATTAATGTCATTGACTTCTGTAGCACCTGGTTGTTGCGTTTTTAACGGTAATGCACTTATCGGCGTTGACATATTCTTATAATTCTATCTATTGATATATAATATTTTCAATCTAAATTATATTACGCGAGGAACATTCTCTCAAAAAATCCAGGGATACTTATTAAATTATCAGGCGTTTTATTAATATCATACGGTTCCAATGGTTTCTCAATCGTAGAACTGCATTTCACCGGATACGATGTATACTTATAACAGGTATCTTCAAGTTTAAATACATTCCCTTCAATATCCTTTATATCAGGTGCAGAGTAGATAACGCAATTATCCTTACAGATACGCCGAAATAACAGAGCGAGTGAAAGACCAAACAACGCACTTACTATCATTTGCCCCGTCTCGTCATAAAACATTCGGTCAATTGAAACTCTTAATCCCGATGGCTCCTTTTTATTCATTCTAATCTATAAAAATTTAAAAAATAAGTATCTATCCTTTATCCTTTATATAATAGGTTGTGTTAAAAACGCATCGGAGCATTTAACTTCTTCTGCGTTGTATTTATAACATTGATTATCAAGGTTCTTATATACGATTTTATTCGCGTTATAAGGTGTTGGATATTTTATGATATTTCGGGTTGGTGGAGAAGATATATACACGTATATAATACCTAATAGAAAGGCAAATACGAAACTAAACCAGTTGATTCTAAATGTGCGATTGACGTTTTTTATCATCCTTCTTTATATCCTATATTTTTTTATAATTTACATCTTTGATACAACGTTTCGTTATAGGGTTGCGCACCTTGCCCTCGGGACAATCTTTGAGCGCTTTCGGTTCTTTAACGTCTTTCTTAGGTTCCTTAGGCACTTTTGGTTCCTTAGGCACTTTAGGCACTTTCGGTTCTTTAGGCACTTTCGGTTCTTTCGGCACTTTCGGTTCTTTCGGCACTTTCGGTTCTTTAGGCACTTTCGGTTCTTTAGGCACTTTCGGTTCTTTAGGTTCCTTGGGTCGCGAAACGATAACACCTTTAACCCCGCTATTGTTATATGTGTATATGTCTGGGACATGGGTATCATTCGCATAGTTATAATTTAAATATTCATATAGCGATGCTAATGTTTTCGTCTCTTTAAATATAGATCGCAACTCATCTTTTTTTTCTAAAAATAAATTGTATTCATAATTATTCCGCTCTCTCGGTATCTTGTAGTCTTCTTCGTATTTCATTATTTTTTGCGAAATGATATTGTTATCTTCGTCTTTGAATTTGAAATATTCGTCAATTTTTGCTTTTATTTTATTTAATTTTGCCGGTTCAACGGATTTGTCATACATATTAATATTTAGTATGTTTTTTTCAATATCTTTCAATATATCCATTTACTAATTACGAGGATAAAAATAAAAAATAAAAACAGATTAGTTAGTGTAATAAAATATCCTCAAACATACTCTTATAAAATGTTTGGAGATTTTCTTCGGGTTTTAATTGCTCCTCGTAAATACTTCGCGGTACATATTTAACAACCACCTTATCTTTTTTACATACCGATTTATTACTGTAATAACCCTGTATAATCATTATAGACCCTATAAATAATAAAAATATCGCGATTGCTTTCATTTCTTAATATAATGAAATAAGAAAAATTATTAGTTTCAGAGCGAAGACTTATTGAATCCCGAGTTTCTGGGCACTCCACGCATCAACCTGTTCAATACTGCTTTTCACATCAGACATATCAATCGTATCCTGTGGATTTGCTCCAAGATCCGCCGAAGTCCCAACCGGTTCCTCCAATACGATCTCATTGTCATCTACTGTTTTCGCTTCGCTAACTTCGCTAACCTCGCTAACCTCGCTAACTTCGCTAACTTCGCTAACCTCACTAACTTCGCTAACCTCACTAACTTCGCTAACCTCACTAACTTCGCTAACCTCACTAACTTCGCTAACCTCACTAACTTCGCTAACCTCACTAACTTCGCTAACCTCACTAACTTCACTAACCGATTGCGCAGGAAATAGTGATGTCTTGCGAGACTCAAAGACAACGTCCTTATCGTTCATGTTCTTCTTGTATTCTTTCATTAGGGTATTCAGTTGCGTCTCCGCGTATTCTTGATTCTCCAAACAGTCCGGATTCGGCGACCACGGACACCAACAACCCATCTGCGCAATATAGATATTGAACTTATTATCAATCTTCTTGATAAATTCACTGCGATTCTTCGCCTCCTCAATCGTATCAAAGACACCACGAACCTTGATGCCACGGATCGAAGTCGTGAAGTTATTATCACGATGATACGACGCCTCCAACTCTTCATTATGAATTGACTTGTAAAACCCATATTGTTCGCTCATATCTTTCGGGTCAAAGATAAACGCGTTATTCTCCTTGACAGAATCAACAAAATCCTTTGAATCGCTATATTTCGTAGCGATACCATCAAGTAGCGTAGTCATATCTTTACTAAACTTTGTAATAAATTGATTGAACATATACGCCTCCTTATTCACAAGGACATCCTCAGGACTCAAAAAAGATAGCAAAACGAAGTTCTGCCCCCTGATCGGCTTATCCTCATCCAGATAATCTACCTCCTTTACGCTTACAACTTCTGCGGACATTTTTAATATCTTTCTTTCTAATCTAATAGTATTATAGAATATAAATCTTATATATATTTTGTGTAAAAAATAAATTTATTTCGTATTAGTAGTATAAAATGGAATACACTGTTGATTTCTGGGATGTCGTTATAAGACTCCTTAAATATGCGTTCGAAGGACTTATCGTCGCATTCGTTGCCCTTATATTACCAAATAACAAATTGGATTTGAGCGAAATCTTCATGCTAGCGTTAACTGCCGCATGCACCTTCTCTGTTCTTGACTTGTTATCCCCTGCAGTTTCGGCTGGTGCGAGACAAGGTGTCGGTCTTGGTGCCGGTTTCAGGATGGTGGGTTTCCCTAACGGAATCTAAATTTAAAATATTAAAATATGAGACGAGACTTAGAGAGACGGTATGATTTCATAATTCAGTTCTAAACATATTTTTTTCCATATTTGGTCTTGGACGTATAGTTTCTCTCTACTTTTTAATAGCGGGAAATATTTGAGATACTCATTCAGCCCTAATATTTGAAAAAACTTATACAAAACATAACTATAAGACAAAAAATTCTTGCGATCTTTCGGGCAATGTTTTAAAAACGGCGCTTGAATATTGCGAAACATATTACATAACTTGTCCTCCAGTTCTTGACTAAATTGTGGCGTAGGTATCCCATTGATCCGGTTAATAATATAATTAATATGCTCATAATATTTATTAATCCGGAGACGCTTGAGAATATCCCTCATCTTGTTATAAGTGATCGTTTTCGTATCCACAATCTTCTCCTTTTTGATTTCTGTTAAAATCTTTTCAAATATTTCGTCGGGAATATCTGTGCTCTCTTTTCCCTGAACCTGATTACACCATTCGCGAAAATGATTAATCCGCTTATAACTAAAGTGCGACGTATCCTTTGTATTCTGTTTTAATATAGGACGATTCTGCTCCACCAGAAGCAACTCCTGGTATCCGCAAAGATTACAAATGATGATCGCATCGTGCTGTAAACACGTCATATGATTCTTACAATTTTTACAGATCTCAATATCCTCCTCTTCAACATTGCGAACATACTTTTTATTTATAATCGACATATATTTATCTACGAGGGAACTTTTGTCAATCGCGTTCTCTTTAACGCTCTTTGAATAATCAATCGCATTCGCATTATTTCCAAGTCCTGTATCTCCTGGTTTATCGCTATCGCTTGTTAAATTATTTTCTGTATTTAAATTATTAAGAGCATCCAAAACATTTATTGTAGTCGCAGATACGGACGACCTCTTCTTCTTGGAATCATTCTTGTAAATCTTCGGTTGCCTGCTCAACAATTCACTCGCCGATATACAAACGCCGTTTGATATCGAGGCGTGAGTATTGCTTATGTTGGATTGCTTCTCTACCGTATCGTAGTATTGGAATAATATATAACTAGTATTCTTATAATACTCAACTTCGTTATACGAATCTAGTTCTTTAATATTGTTTTTAAGTTCAATAATTTTTTCTCTTATAATAATATTACTAGTCCATAAACTATTCATATATTCCCGGTCCTTGTCTATACTCTGAATATTTTTGCGGATCTCTATATTTTCCATAATTAGGTTAGACTGAGCTTCCAAATCCTGTAATAGTATCTTGAAACCCTCCTTGTCTTTATTCGTAAGTTCAAACTTCTTTATAATATTGTTATGCATCGCATCTAACGTAAAAACCTCATTATTGTCGGAAATATATTTTTTTTTTGATGATTTTTCTTTGAACATCGTTATTATAGAATAATAAATATTACTTTTTATATAATAAATAATATGTATTAATTAATACATATACATACATTTAATTCATATTTTTTTCTCCTCTAATAGTATAAAGAATATAGCGTAAATGGGTGGTGGTCTTCTTCAATTAGTAGCTTACGGAGCACAGGATGTTTATTTAACTGGTAATCCTCAAATTACCTTCTTCAAGGTTGTCTATCGTCGCCATACGAACTTCGCGATTGAGGCTATCCAACAAACCTTCAACGGAACCGTAGGATACGGACAGACCGTAAATTGCCAAATATCCCGTAACGGTGATTTAATCAACCGCGTATATCTCCAAATAGAATTACCCATGATCACAGGCATCTTATCCGATATAACTAACGGTGCGCGATATGTCAATTACATAGGTCTTCGCCTCATTAAATCCGTTCTCATCGAGATTGGCGGTCAACAAATAGACAAGCATTACTCTGATTGGTTATACATCTGGAATGAACTCTCCCTCCCGCGTGGCAAGCGATATGGTTATGATACGATGGTTGGCGCTGACAAGGACGTTACCTCGTTTAATGGCGCGACTCTTTATATACCCCTTGAATTCTGGTTCTGTCGCAACGTCGGTCTCGCACTTCCTTTAATCGCTCTTCAATATCACGAAGTTAAAATCAAGATTGATTTTGAAGAAAAGAAAAACTGCATTATGCATTTAAAGAGCGCCACAGATACGGCTGCTACTCCGCAAATATTCGACGAAGCAGCTGGTTTAACTAACGGCATTACTGTTCCTAACATTACCGATATGTCTCTATGGGTTGATTATATATTCCTTGACACTGATGAACGCCGACGATTTGCCCAACTGTCACATGAGTATTTAATAGAGCAACTTCAATTTACCGGAACAGAAACCTTAAATGGCGGTTCTACCAACCGTATCAAACTGAACTTCAATCATCCATGTAAGGAACTCATATGGGTCGCAAAACCTAACAATTACGCCTACAAGTCTTCTTGGTATAACTACACTGATACTGATAATGTAGATAAGACAGCCGAATTAATTGCCGAAAAGCCTCAAGCAATTCTCGCTACGACTCCGGCTTCTGCGCTAGAAACAACCCTCCGTATAAATGATTATAGTGTCGCAAATTATATGGCGGGTTTCAACTTTGGCGATGTTAGGGGGTCTTCAATTAATGCGGCATCTCCTTTCAGCGATACTATTCTTCAATTGAACGGCAACGATCGTTTCAGTGTTCGCGAAGGTTCTTATTTCTCACACGTTCAACCTTTCCAACATCACACAAATATACCTACTAACCCTGGTATTAACGTGTATTCCTTCGCCCTCAAACCCGAGGATCATCAACCTAGCGGAACTCTCAATATGTCGCGTATTGATACCGCAACTCTGATGGTTACCACCAAAGCGCTCAAGACCGCAAGCACTGGAACACCCGCTGTTCTTTATGATGGTATCAACATATACGCAGTCAATTACAACGTTCTCCGTATCCTCTCAGGTATGGGCGGTCTCGCCTATTCCAATTAAATAATGACATGGATTGAAACATTATTTATATTATATATGAATATAGGAAACGAATGTATTAATGCCCTTTTTTTTTTCTCCTCTAATAGTATAAAGAATATAGCGTAAATGGGTGGTGGTCTTCTTCAATTAGTAGCTTACGGAGCACAGGATGTTTATTTAACCGGTAATCCTCAAATTACCTTCTTCAAAGTTGTCTATCGTCGTCATACGAACTTTGCTATCGAAGCGATCGAGCAAACCCCTACTGGCAGTAATTCTCTCGGTTCTCGCGTGAGTTTCCAAATCACCCGCAACGGTGATTTAATCCACCGTGTTTATTTCTACGGTGTAATTACTGCTTCTACTGGTACTACTGGAGATGCGGTTGCTCTTGTTCCTAACTTTGGACATAAGCTATTAAAGACGATTGAACTTGAAATTGGCGGACAACGTATCGACAAGCACTACTCCGAGTGGCTATATATATGGAATGAACTTTCCCTTCCTATCGGAAAACGCAACGGATACAACACGATGGTTGGTGCGAACGCGCATAATGTATGCACCAAACTTGGTCAAGGTCAAAGCTACGAACTGTATGTTCCCCTTGAATTCTGGTTCTGTCGCAACGTCGGTCTCGCACTTCCTTTAATCGCTCTTCAATACCACGAAGTTAAAATCAATATCGAATATGAAAGCGAAGGATTAATGAAGGATGTTAACGCAAATAACTTCACCTTTGAGGAAGAATTAAGAGCAAAAACAACACCTTCTACTGTTCCTGTCGCGAACAATGCTCTTCCAAATGCTACAACTATGACTCTTAAATTGGAAAAAGCTACTCTATGGGTTGATTACATATTCCTTGATACAGATGAGCGCCGACGATTCGCCCAACTGTCACACGAGTATTTAATTGAACAACTTCAATTCACCGGCGCTGACTCTATCACTTCTTCTGGCGAATCAATGAAGAGTATTCGTATGAACTTCAATCACCCGTGTAAGGAACTTGTATGGACTGTAAAGAATACTACCGCTGGTGTATATTGGAACAATTACTCTACCGCAGGAGTTGGTACAACACGCAGCAACGATCATCTTGATTCAACCAATCCTGTCACGAGCGCAAAGATAATGCTTAATGGCAATGATCGTTTCGCTACTCGCAAGGGCGATTATTTCT